CTTTTTCAAAATAATAGGATCATCCAAACCAAAACTAACTATACTTCAATACCTCAATACCACAATATCTCTTGTCTTTTTAAAAAGTCTATATATGTAAAATAATTTCTTATACATATCTTCTATTAGCTATTTCTGATGTAATTTAGACCATCCTATTATTTTGAAAAAGAATCTCCCATATGCTCCCAACCATTCTGGAACAGTGATTGAAATTGAGTATAGTAGTAGAGATTTCTTTTTAACACATGTTGTTAAATCATCAGCATCTAATAACCAATTTGTATTTAAATCATTTTTTAGAGTCCTCAATAGTATTTCTAAGTTTAGTATAGCCTTTGTCACTAAATCCATCTCATTACTCTCTTTACGATGGGTTATAGTACTGTATTTCTGAGTGATAGAGGAGAAACCTCGGTGTTCCACACCCATGATCTCAAATCTAGAATACACCATTTGGTTTAAATTTGGTATAAGTATATTTGTTATATAATGTGAGTCTAATTCATATATTTTATTCAGGTTAGTCATTACTAAATGATTGACATAATATGAAGTTGACTTTTCAATATTCGTTTCAAAACCTATATCATTATATAACTTTATCAATTCTAATTGATCTTGTTTTGGCATTAATTGTACCTCTTTAAATTGTCTACTCTCACACAATTGATGGACAGCTCTCTGAGTGTCACTTGATAAAGTGTTCGTATACAGTAAATCTAAGTTGGTGTCATCTATAGTCATATGGTTCTTGGTTACTCCCACTAGGAAACACTCGAATGATTTATTTGCTGAATGTGGAGGGACTACTATTTTCAATCTACTTGACACTTTGCACAGCATATTGATTTGTGTGATTAGTCTATTAGGACTGTTCATAAATGTCTTAAAAATGTATGAGGTGCCCAAGTTTAAGCAGCTTAATATTCTGATTATTGATTCTGTTATAGTTAAAGCTAATTGAGTATCGAATTCCCCACTAGTCTCAGCGTCACAAGTCAATAAATCTATACTATTTTTATGCTCAACTACAAATTTCAGAATGGCTTTTAACATCATTCCTTTTGTAATGTCGCCACCAGTGTAGATTACATCTTTTAATCCTGTTATTCTTTTTTGATCTAAATCTAATAATTCTGCTGGTATGAAATTGACTCCCCGATGAGAAATTGATTTAGTGACATCATACAATGAGTCATAATATACCAACTCACTTTGGTACTTAAGAATCAATAGTCTTGCAACACTACCTGATCCTTCAGCAAGACATATACATTTTCTTAGTTTTTTATTGAGTCCTAATACAATAGGATCATATTTCAGGAAAGCAGTACTATACCTTCCATTTAATCTTACAGAATGTATCTCTTTTGGCAAAATCTTCATATTTGGTTGTAAATTTTCATATCCCACTTTAATCAACTCTTCCACATTGCCAGTATCAATTACTGTATAATCTACATAGAATGAGTATACTCTATTTATAATATTGTTTATCCTAGAAATAGTTGCACTATTAGGGTCTCTTATTGTATATCTGGCTACTGTATTATTATCCATACTTTTTATTGTTTCTCTGACCCAGGCCTCTGCCCCAACCTCTCCAAGTGTCAATTTATTCCTATTTAACCACATATTATAATCTTCTGTAGTTTCAAATACTTCAGCCATATTAGAAATAAATTTGAAATGATCAAACAATCCATCTACAAATGACTCATGATACCTTTTGTTAATTTTCTTATATAAATTCACACAATCATGTGGTTTTTTAATGAGCATGGTTATCATGGTAGAGTTAACCCATAATTTTGAACATAAATTATAATTTATGGAACCAACAACAAAAAATATGAATTTTCTACATAATAATTTTTTCTTGAAAAGTTTGTTTATACCTCCTAAAAAAATGTCTTTGATCAGATATTCCATAGATCTCCCAGTATGAAATGCCTCAGATGAATGAGGAAATAATTTGCTTCTTATCAATTCATCTCTTACTTCTGGTGTACACATGGCACTTACTAAATTGGACCAATTACCTAAGTTAAATTTGATTAAAATTGACTCTATCAACTGTGGTATGTCGTCAATCATGCTAAAAAAAGATGGATGAAACAAAATCTTATCCATGTTCATTAACAACCAATATACTGACAGTGTTTCAATAACATTTAGTATACCTAGCTTGATGATACTTCCTATTGTCATTGGTAGTACTCCTTGAAATTGTTCTTCTGTATATCCTACCACTTTAATATTAGATGAAGTTCGTATTGCTATCAAATTTAACAAAATTGTAGCTGCAGCTTGGATGGCTGCATTTTTGACATCATCAGATTGATTGAACTTAAGAAATGTGACACCCCTAAATTTGTCCAATCGATAATGTTCTGACAAGTTTGCTAAAGAACTATAAATTAGTGGACAATCTCTTAATATTGGTACTCTTGGAGGCTGTTTAGTGGATATTAGTGATGTATCATCACATAACCTTAAACAACTGTTGCATGCTGGGTGAACATGTAATATTAGGTCCTTAGAGTCTCCTATGTTCTTATAAGTGTAATAAGTAGCTACAGCACTTAGTGTGTCTAAATATATTCCTTGAAAGTGGATCTCATAATTCTCCATTCCTCTAGAAAACTTCCCCAACATGTCACTTGAGATAAAGACTTGGCTATTTACATTAGCTCTGTTGTTAGGTCTAGCTTCATGCTTCATTACTACATCACTAAACCTATGAGTCATTGACCCACCATAGTTTTCTCCAGCTATCATTACTATCATTTCTTTTGGAATCTCTGTGCGAGACTGTATTAATGAATCAATAAAAGGTTGGAGGCTGCCGTCTTCAGAGCAAACCCAATTCCTAATCCTGTACAATTGTTTGCTAGCTGCTATACTTCTGTCAGTTTTAGGAAAGGGTAATAATGGAGTTCCTCTCTTTTCACTAGTTCCAGATCCGTAATAAGCTAACAAAGTTCCTCTCGAATTGACCCTATGTGTACCTACTATCTTGAGGGCTTCCTTAGGTTCTACTTTCATGAAAATGTACTCTTCGTTACCCACGTGGCAGTCTTCACATGTCAAATCATCAAAAATTGTGCACAACTTGAATTGTTCAGATGGGTGTGGAGTGGTTGAACCATTTATAGTTAGTCTCCAACTCTTGTTTCGTAGCTGAGTTGCTAGCCATGTAGTGCACTCCCACGCTTTATCACAAGCTGATTCAATAGGAGTATCAGTAAATTTTCTCCAAAAGTGTATATAATTTCTGTTTTTTATCTCTTTCTGAACTAATTTTAATGCAAATAGATACCATTCTAGATCTTGATTAGAGAAAATGTCAAATATCTGAGTGACAACTTCTTCCGGAAGGCATGATTTCAGGGTCCTCACATTACTAAACATGGCTAAAAAACCTAACTTAGCTCCTTCAGGGCTCAGTCTTAACAAGTCATTCAATACCCTAGGAAAACAAGGAACTATACTGATGAGGTAATCCACTAATTCTGCTTCAGATTCTTCAGAGATAGATTCAAATAGTTGGCTGAATAATTTGTTCCGACATAAAGACTTTAAGTTCTCTGACATCTCTCTTTTAATTACATTTGTAGCTGCTAACGGCCTTCTCCAATTTATGGCAAGGGGATCTTGTATCAGTAACTGATAATCTATATTTGAGCTTAACCCACTTCCACTTATGATCCATTCTTTTATGTACTTTACTGTTGGGATTTCTCTGGTTAACATTCTTAGCCAAAGTAATTGGGAAGTAAGCGGGTCTGGGTGACCCCTATATTTGTAATCTAAGAAATTTGTGATTGGTAATCCTCCCATATCCTTGGGTATAGTCATCAATATAATTACTTCATGCTCATCAAAATTTAATTTATTTTCTTTTATATGAGCAATCAGTTTCCCTTTAGTTAAGAAACCTATATAAGGCTCTCTTAATACTAAGGATCCAATCTCTCTCATTGCTATATAATATGCATCTATTGGATCATAACTTTTCAAAGCAATAGAATGTCCAGCAGCTGATATACTGGATACACAATTTGACAAAGAAGGGAAACTGTCACTTGTATCTACAAAAACCCTACTTACTCGTTTTAAAGTTTGTGTTAATTGTACTCCATTTACAAGTACTTCTTTTCCATAAGAGAAATATTTTGTACTAATCCAAGTTTCTTCAATCTTTAAAATCATCCCGATCCCCTCTATGTAATAATCCATGCACTTTATAAAATCTGTTATTTGTTTTTCTAAAACCATATGATACTGTTTTATGTAATCTTCATTGTTTAAAGATAAGTCTATCTTTGAAAATGACACCATCAGTAACTGATTGTCTCCAGAACCTATTAGCTTGACCTCTAGCCCTTCTTTATGGCCAGCTGTTAGAATGACTGACCCTATTATCATTGTCCACATCTTTTGGAGGACTCCCTCATTACCTCCAGCTTGCCCTAGCCAGGTTGTATTTGAGTCTTGTTCCCATATAACTTCTTCATCAGTACTACTGTTATTCTCAGTCTTTCTTAAATAATCAGGAGGGTTATAATGGCTAGAAAGGTAGTAAAATGTATTCTCAAATATCTTGTGCACATCTGAAAACAATCCTGGCATTCCAAACAATTCATCTAATATGACTAAGAATGGTCTTGTAGATTCAAATCTCCACATCATGCAAAATTTGAAAAAATCTATAGAAAATACAACTGGAATACTATCACTATTCTTCTTAGGATCAGTAAGTTCTAACAAATGTTTAGTCAGGGTAGCTTCAGACCAAGTCATGGTTTGGAAAGATAAATACTTGAAGATTTCAGTTGCAACATTTTTTTCCAGTATACCCAAGAATAACCTCATTTCTAGTGTATTAACTGAAAACATTCTGCCTTTTTCATTTAATTCTCTCTCCTTCGGATGTAAGCCAGTTGCACACCAGGCTCTTGGTATTATTCCACTAGAGAAAATTTCGACTATCTCTCGAGTATCCACTATCTGTCTACTTAGTAGTTCATGTAATAGTCTTCTACTGTTAAAGGATTTTTCTCTTGGGGAGTTTTTTAGAAATTGTTTATAATATACATATTCAAAGTTTTGTCTAGGTGGTGAACAAGCTTTGTCAGAGACTAGTTGCGTGCAGTCAAAGAAATAATCAAAATCAAAACATTGTTCAAAAACAATATATCCCCAATTGGCCAAAGAGATATTTATTTGATGCTCATTAAAATGTGTTGGCTTTAAATTAACTAATCTTTTCATCTCTTTATTTTGCCCAACATATGAACAATTAGGCCATCTCAAGTTCTTCTTTATGTAATTCAATATAAAATGCCTAATTAAACATCCCCTTATTTCTAATATTCTGTCATTATGGATAGTTAATTTTCGGATGGCAATTTCATGTAATTTAATGCAACCTTCTTCTTCCATGATAGTAGGATGACCAAAGTGTCTGAACAATCCAGCTATTTCCACCACTTGTGCTACTGAAACTTCCTCTCTATTRAGTAAGGTTGTCAACTTTTTCAATTCTTTCACAACTGCTGAGTCATCTTCTTCCATACTAAGCAGTAATTTTTCCAAAAATTTATTAGATAATTCTAATACTTCTATTTTCTGTAAAATTACACCAGTGCACACTGCTTCTATTTCTTTTATCATTTTGAAGCCTCTATTACCATAAGAGGATATTATTGAATCACCCCATTTGTAAAAATCTAACAGCAATTTAACCCCAGGTAAATCATAAGCACTTGTTATCATTTCGTGACGCTTGCATCTACCATATACGAGGAATCTAGAATAAGTCACATCATGTAACATTATGACTTGCTCATAATCAAATACAATGTATTCACAATCTATTAATAAGAAAAGAAAGTCAGAGTTCAGGTAACCTAGCACTGATTGTATTGGATCAGGTTGATCTTGTTTTATCTTTAAACTTTTATAATCTATCACAAGTAGTTTTTGAGATCTGGTTCTTGCTCTGGATATCATATTATTTCTAATAAGCTCCCAAAAGGATTTTATGGCATACAATTTTCTTTCAATATGATCCATCTTGTATTGTGAGTAATCAGCTATCAGTTTTTTGCAAGCCAACTGGTCAATACTACCTAAATTATGTCTAATAGCAGTCTTGACAAATGGAAGAGATATCTTATGAGCTTTCTGTAGCTGGTCCAATTCACCTTTTATTAAAACCTCTGAAATGGGCGAATCTAGTTTCCAACAATAAGGATAGTAATTCTCTGAAGCTATATTCAATGACTGATCAATTTTCACATTATTTTTTAACTCAACAGCAGTTTCTTTTATAAAGATGGGTACAGTTCGATCAGTCTTATTAGATAATAGGTATTTTATTAGCATTTCTCTTTTATGTGGAAGAATTGCACTCTTTAAATGGGAATCAGTTAAAAACGTAGCCATCTTATGGTCTTGTCTTTTTAATAAGATTATTTATTGACGAAAATAGAGATTAAGACAGTAATATTATGTTACTATCACTGGAATAGAGATTACTAAAATGAAAAGTCCAACTAGAATTAGAAATACTTATTGATTTCAATTAGTTGCTCTTTTTCTTACTACTATTCCCAATTCTCAAATGCTCAGATCTAGTCATCATCGTCTGACTGTAAGATCGATTTTTAGGTCCGTCCATCAACTTATTGATTTTCTTTTCTAACCTATACAGACGTTTGTTCATGTTGTGATTTAATGTTATAACCATATCAAAGAGTTCCCAAATATTACTTGGAGTTACATTCCTGTTGCTATAAGTGTGAGTTTCTCGGCATATAATTCCGTACTTACAATAGCCTCCCTGGTTATAAGTGCATCTTGGTTGAGTTTGGTCTGCAGAACTAGCACCAGACACAACACTATCACAAGATCTTGATCTATGAAGCCTGGTGTTAGAGGATAGTGTACTCCTCATACCTTCGTTGGTAACTTCTTTGCTTGAGTTAGCCTTTGTTTCCTTTGCTTCAGGAGTAGTTACCTCCTCTAACTTGTCTTTCTTACCTTTCTTTCCAGCCATCAGAATTATAATAAGACCACTTGCTATAGAGATAAGTACAATAGATTTAAAAATAGTAATTTTATGCGACATTGACTTGTCTTTTTTAATATGTTCATATATGAAATGTTTATTTAAAAATATTAGATAATCAAAATGTAATAAAATTTTATAATAAAAAGGTTATTTATCAATAATATATGTGGTTAAAATTAATAGTTCTGTTTATGTTAGAGTTAGTCACTATCTTCATTATTAGAATGTTGCATTACTATCTTCTTGAACTTCTTGCTTTTGTTTTTTCTAATTAAATGCCCTCTCAAATAACACCAGCTTATAGCTAGAAGTGCTGCAATGGATACCAACAACAAAGTATAGATAGTAATGAAATGATATGTACTCGGGTCTGACACATCCCAATCAGATATATTCTCAATCCTCAGCTTTTGTATCTCTTTAGAAATATTATCTAATTCCTTGTTGTTTAAAGAGATATTTTTAACCATTGTTTTTATAGATAAATTAGTCGGGATATCATAATTTGCTTTTACTACATTATTGGTGAATATATCTCCACCAACTACATATTTTTTACCTTTATCAATAGCAATAACAGTATTTTGATCTGGATTTAAATTTATCTTATATGAACCATACCTAGGGATGGTGGATTGCGTATGTACACTGTACCTGCTAAATCCTCTCAACATGATATGTTGTTGGGTATTTATTGCTACAGGTAACAAATTATCCAACAATTTTGGAGAACAATTTGAAGATACATTATTATTCAGATCATCTAAACATTGGTAATTAGTTGTAGGAATGGCATTAACATTACACATTACAATAATTCCAGAAGTGTGACAATACTGTAGATTGACACTTGTCATTACTTGTTTACCATCAACTTTCACTGTTATGATGTTTTCTGGCAAAGTATACTTGAATAAGGTGTTGTTCTTCTTGAAGCCAATATTGCTACAGTCATATATATGTGATATTTGATCTAATCTGATTATCGGCATGATTATCATGAGAGTTATGACTCTGTGAGCATGATTATATGATAACGGTATTACTTTCCCGACATTGTATAAGACACTAGGGTCTTTATCCAGTAGAGTATCTCTCAAAGATGATCTTTGTTTAATTAATGTTCTAATCATGCTCAGTGTGACTAAATCAGGATGTAGATCCCCTTTTAATGCAGCATAGACAAAAGATTCTAACTTCAAGATAAAGAACTGTATGTAAGTGATTGTTTCTAGTTGTTGAATCTTCTCATCTTGGATACAAGTTATGTTTTCTATAATTCTATGTAACATGTCTACAGAACTTCCTAGATTTTTTAATTCATTACTTTGCTCATCCAAAACTGTTAACAATTGATTATGCTTAATCATTAGTTCATGTAGAGCCAGATCTTGTCTTCTTATTTTGTCATCGATATCACTCTCAAATGAATACTGTTTTCCTAAGCCATATAGTGAAGTACCTAATGAAAGTAAAGATACTACTCCTATTATTGCTGTGAGGAACCTTTTATCTCTAGTAAAATTACTTCTCGGGCTTATTTCTTTTAGGAAATTCATGTTTGGTATTACTTTTTGGGGGAGATCATACAACTCTTCAAGCAAGTTACTTACTTCAGGAGATTCTTTTATACAATCTGCTCCCTTGTGTCTGATATTAGGCAACTTTAGTCCTATATGAAAAGTTTCTGATCCAGTTGAAAACATCATAAATCTGGTTGGTTCACACATGTATCCAATGTCCGGGAATATTAGATCCCCATGCATAGTTGTAAAATTCACTAATATTATGATCACACATTTCCAACTATGATTACTCACCATATTGATTTTTGTTTGTTTTTAGTTTTAAACAAGAGAATAACAAGTATCTGGTTAGTCTTGTCTTTTTAAAAATATTAAATCTCTTTCAACCTGATGTGTTAATCTATTAAAATAACTACTAATCCTAGTATTTTATATGTTAATCAAATTATTAACAAAGTAATATATCCTGAATTTGTAATATCAGGCTTTAAAATTAATATCAAAATTCACGTAAAGTCTATGGAAAGTTAGTGCTTTACTAAAATAAAACCCAGTTAATTCAAAAATAATTGATATATAGAGTACAGTATAGATCAGAAGGGAAGTTAATGGAAGTTCTGACGAGTTAAAGTAAAACATCCTTGAGATCAATAGTGTAAACATTATAATTGGTAACAACCATGACTTAATACAATACTAAAATTAAACCAAATACCCTTATTAACACTATTTAAAACCATCCACCGGGTAAATTAATTTACTAAAATCTTGTTTTACTAAAAATGAGGATTCCATAGAGGGTACTCATCTACTTGGCTGTTCTCTAATACAAGACCTAAGTAAGTAGGTAACTGAGGAGTCTTGTCCAAGTTAATTATAGATAATGGTAAGCCAACAAATTTACTCACTTCTATCCTGAATTTGATTAACATAAGGAATTCAAAACCGAATTCCTTTGAAAGATGGTTAATTGTTGAGTCATCCAAATTGATCAAGTATTGTAAACTAGGATATTTTTCCACCCTTATGTCTCTAATTAGTTCACTCCCTAACATCTTTACTCGACTTCTATCATTACTGTCAAGAGTCCTATTTATCATCCCGACTTTTATGTAGAACGGTATATGATTCCTGGAGATTGGATGAGTATACAATAAATGCAAATACACACTGACATGCATTTTGTCTTGTCTTTTTATATAGGGATTATTTAGAACAATAAACAAAAGGTAGATGATATTAGGTTATATCTATTAAATAACATATTTGTTAACTTGACATGTTGAAAAGATTAAAAGTAAAGACATAAGTAAACATAATTTTGGATACATGAAAACGAGTAATATAAAGTATAATTGACAATTGTATAAAAAACATGCACATTTAAGGAAGAATAAATATATATATATGAAATCAAACAATTTAAAATACACATACATGTTAATTTCTTGTTCAGTGGTTAAATTATACTGGGAACTTCGACCTATTCTAATAAGTTCCAGTATCTTATTATAGCTACAAAATAAGTTGTTTTTTTCATGTGGTTCATTAAGTCAATAAAATCAGACTGTTTTCCAACATCCCCCAATTCTTTCCATATATAATCTATCATACCTTGATGATGGGACCGATCCAGATTATTAGGATCCAGTAATCCATTAAACAACTCCTTATTCAACTTGAGTGAATTATACAAGGCGTCCACTTTTTCCCTGTCTAATAAAAATCCACTCGATATTAATTTGTCCCAATATTTGTCTGTCTTTGACTTCTCCTCCATAATAACTGCTGCACTAACCCTACTAACATCTTTAGTGAACCTGACAACTGGTTTGCTTTGTACCTCTGGACCTAAGATGATAGGATTAAACTTAAGAGTTTCTTTAGGGATAATAACCACATCTCTTTTTACTGGAGCAGTCTTATTTTTCCTTAATTCTTTTAATTTATTCAGAAAATCATCTCCAGAAATGGTAGGGGTCCCTGTTCCTGCCTTAGGTAAGTTAATATTTTTTGAAGTAGAAGGGCTTGATACTGCAATTGCTGGAATAGGAGTGCTCGTTGTCTTAATCTGAATTTTCTTAATCTCTTTTATTATATTATCTGTGTCTACAGTTACTTTGGTTGATAGAGAATCTAATTTCCTATCCACTTGCTCAACTAGTCTTTTTTCTCTGTGTACATGGTCCTGAAGTTTAACTAACATCAAGGTATTGAATCTAGTCAAAGGACTTTCTTCTGGATAAAAATTATAGATGGTGTCCCAAGCATTTTTAATTTCTTCTCGTTCTATTAAGGTCAAGACATGGGTATACATTTGCCACATATGTTCATATGGTTCGATTACATCATCAAGTAGACTCAAGTCTTCATCTCTCATATCTACAGCTGGTACCTCAAGGTCTTGAGCTTCTCCCTGAATTACCTCTGAATCATAATCTCTATGTTCAGAAATTGATTCTCTCATCACTTGAGCCATCTCAACAGTTAACTTGGAAGGATCTTCTACAAGTAAATCATTCAGCTCAAATTCTTGAGATTGGAACCCTTCTATAGTTTCTTTCATTCCACTACCTTCTTCCTCAACAATGTTATCATGTGGAGCATTAGAAGTCATTTTTTTGAGAGCAGGGTTAACTTTTCCACCAGTATTTTCAATTAGAGTATGTAAACTCCCTATCAAATTAATTAAAACAGAACAATCTGAAGTTAATACTCGATCTCTTTTATTTTTCTTAATGCTACGCCTGAATGTAGTTTCTAAATTGTCATCGATATTAGCCATTTAGTCTTGTCTTTTTTATAAGAGAAATTTTAGAATGTATATGTGTGTGTAAAAAACTTAATTAGAAACTTTAGATGCATATATTGAAAATAAAAATTAAATTGTATAGACAACACACATGTATATGCATATGTAAGATTATTTATATAGTTGAAAAAGTTGTTAATAAAATATAAGAATATCAAAAAATATAAAGAAATGATCTCTTAATAAGCAGGTACTATAATGCCATCATGTTGTTGAGCTATTGTGTTTTCATTGTTTGATCTTAATAAGTCCAAATATTCTTTGTTGCCATCATCATCAACAGATAGTATACATCTAGCTCTTCTAGTAGCTTCTGTGTTGCAGCTTCCCCAACTTTTAGCTAATGCTAATGCTTTTTCAAACAGGACTACAGTTTGGGATTTTTGATATCTAGCGTACTGGAAATTCCTCAATGACTCATCACCGTAATGAATAAGTACTGCTAATGCTATCGCTATGAGGTTGTCATAATGATGCCGATGGAAAGCACTAACTTGATCAGATCTGAACAAGATTTTACAATAATCGTATTCTCTTTGATCTTTAAACTGATTCAATTGTTCGAAAGCCATGTTTAATACAGCATTGTGTCTGGCCACTTCATTCCATGTTGCAGTGAATTCATTACAATTGCCTAGTACATCTAGGCATAACCTCACCATGGCCATATCTACTCCTCTCAGTAGGTTCATAGTGATGGAGAATGATTGACTTACTACAGCATCCTCTATATCTCCAGCTTTCTTTTCCATAGCTAAGAAGAGTTGTCTCCTGAAATCAAACGATCTACATATAGTGCCTTTAATGGTTTCACATGTATCCATCCTAGGTATCAATTGCTTCAATTTGTTCGCAGATAGGCTATTTCCCAATGCATTGCAATATGCCTCAATCCTTTTGTCGAACCATGGTTTATGATTAGCTGTAGTGAAAGACTTGCCTATCAAATTTAGGTAAATACCAGTTATAATCCCTAACTCTTCTCTATTCACTACTAAATCTAGTATGTCCTCTGGAGTTAGTTCAGTCATAGTTGCAAATTCATCAAATGTTGGTTCTACTATACTTATAAAACCCACTGTAGGCAGAGTGTCTTTAATATCCTCATACATGGTTCCAGATAGACATCTTACTATCGAAAGAAATGATCCAAATAATATCCCACTACTCAATCCTATGGTTTTTGTTATCACATGAAATAGTGTTCCAAGACAGAGTTGAGTGACTGCTTGATCCATGTCATCAAAGTTAAATACTGGTATTATGACTCTAGCAAAGGTTCTCCCCTCATCTATTAAACTTGTTATAGTAAGCGGACTAGTTCCTGTACGAGTCAAGTTTTTTGTATCACCTACTTTCTTATGATATAATCGAACTTGATTATCTGTTATTGTTATAGTGGCCATTTTTATAGAAAAATCTTTGAGTCTCGGAATAGGATTTTATGTTCTTTATGTTTATAGTTTTATGGATTAGAGATTTCTTGAGTTATTTGTGTTAGAGATGAT